GGCATGACCATCGGAGAGATGGAGGCACTTCGCATCAGCACATGCCCTTGGAAGCGCGTTCGTGAGTGCATCCCTGAAGGCTATGTACTCGATACGTCAAAGCGCCGTGGCCGCCTGGTGGTGTACCGCATTGTGCGCAAGGCGAGGGGGTAAGCCGTGGCGCGTATCCGCACGATCAAACCCGAGTTCTTCACGTCCGAAGACATCGTTTCTTTGACGCCGCTTGCACGCCTCTTTTACGTGTCACTGTGGTGTGAGGCTGACCGCGAAGGTCGCCTTGAATGGAAGCCTCGCACACTCAAGATGCGCTACCTGCCTGCGGACAATTGCGACATTGAGGCGCTGGGCTCTGAGCTGGTAAGCACTGGCCTGATCGTGCTCTATGAATTCGATGGCCGCACCTACGCTCATATCCCTGGTTTCACTCGGCATCAAGTCATCAATAACCGAGAGCAGGAATCGGCCATTCCTTCCCCGCCTCATTCAAAAGGTAGCACGCGTGCTGACGCGTCAGTGACGCGTGAAAGCGGAAGGAAGGAAGGAAAGGAAGGGAAGGGAAAGGAAGACGCGTCGAATGACGACGCTGGTTTTATCGCCCCCGATGCTGCCGCAATCGAAATCAAAACAACCCGAATCGGTCGGCTGTGCAAGCGGATCAGGCAAGACGCAAAGCTCATGGGCGTGAACCCTCACGACCCGATGCTGATAGCGCTGCTTGATGCTGGGTATGGGGATGATGAGATTTTCGAGGTCTGCCGCGAGGCGGTCGAAAAGCAAAGGCCCTGGGCATGGGCGCACAAGGTCATTCAGTCCCGTAGAGATGAGGCCACAAAGGTTCAAGCCGTGGCCACTGAGTCTCGGGCATCGAAGTTCAAGGGTGGCATTTGATGGCCACCAAAAGCGAAACCCGCCACTGCGTCAACAGGTGCGGGCCTCTAACCAGCCGATTGAAGGGAATCGACATGGCTGATCTGATTTTAACCGGGGGTGGCAATGCGTGGCGTTGAAAACCTCGTGAGCATGCGCAAAAGTGGGCTGAAGCCGTCTGCGGTGTGGGTCGAGATGCTGCCCATGCAGAAGTGGACCCACCAGTACACCGAGCAGGCCGATAGATGGGTAGACATTCACCTCAGCAGCAAGGATGTAGCTGCAATCGAGTTGGCTGATCTGCGCTGCCTGATCGGGTTGACGGCCATTGTTTGCGGCCCCAACGACGACAGCACAGAGAAGGTGGCCAGGGCTTGCTTTGCAGCAGGGGCAAAGGTCGTGCAAGCCGTGTTCCACGACATCAGTAACCCCTACAACATCAAGACAGTTAAGGGCTTGAGGATCAGTGCAGAAGGGGAGAAAACTGTATGGCAACAGTAATCGACCCTGACGATATCGACTTTGCGGCTTACCTTTTCGAGACGGACCCGAAGCAGAAGGTAAAGCCAGCCAAGGCGTTCATTGAAGACATGCTTCATTGGATGTACACACCAAGCCTTGAGCAGCACACTTATCTGCCGTGGGACAAGGTGCGCGACAAGTTCCAGTTTCGCCAAGGCGAGGTGACGCTATGGGCTGGCATCAATGGGCACGGCAAGAGCCTTATAACGGGCCAGGCTGGCCTATCGCTCATGGGGCAAGGTCAGAGCATTTGCATCGCTTCATTTGAGATGAAGCCGCGCAAGACATTGGAGCGGATGGCTCGCCAGTGGTCAGGTATGGCCCCGGCACGCATCCATGACCAAGTGGAGTTGATCGAGGGCTACAAAGATGTAGTTCGGCAGTTCGGTGATTGGACTGATGGCCGCATGTGGATATACGACCAACTCGGCACAACGAACCCCGAAACGATGGTTTCGGTGGCCCGATACTGCGCTAAGGAGTTGGGCATTCAGCACATGTTCATCGACTCGCTGATGAAGTGCGTAAAGGGGGAGGACGACTACAACGGGCAGAAGTATTTGGTTGATGAGTTGTGCTCTATCGCCAAAGACCACGACATGCACATCCACCTGATTCACCACATCAAGAAGCTTCCGAATGAGGACCAAATGCCGGGGAAGTTCGACGCCAAAGGCTCGGGCGCTATTACCGATCAGGTAGACAACATGCTCATTCATTGGCGCAACAAAGCCAAGGAAAACGCAATCAAGTGCAGCGAGGCGTTTGACCCTAAGGAGCCTGACGCGGTTCTACTGTGCTCCAAGCAGCGCAACGGTGAAGACGAGCCAATTATTCACCTCTGGTTTGATCGTGATACGCAACAGTTCAAGGCTGAGGCAGGCGATAGGCCAGTGAGCTTTGATTCATGGCCGCACCGGCCTTGGGGGATCTGACATGAAGATTCGCAACGCATGGACGCCCGAGGAAATCGCGGCTTTGCACAGGTACTACCCAGAGCACGGGAACGTGGGCAGCGTGGCTTTCATTCCTGGCCGGTCAGCTTCATCCATTCGCGAGAAGGCACACCAACTCGGCATCAAGATGACGGACGAGGCCAAACACCGAATCCGTGTCGAGATTGCCAAAGCTACAAACAACCTTGCATCGGCCAACGCTGAGCCATTCACGGCCAAGCCGCAGTACATCCAAGCCGCAAGCATTTGGGAAGTAAGCCGACGCTATGCCATTGATGCGAGGGCTTCAGCATGACCAACCTGACCGACAAGCAAAAGGCCGTGCTGGCACTCATTGCCGATGGCCTGACTGAAAAGATGATTGCGCGCCGCCTTGGTGTGACAGTCAACACCATCAAAGACTATCGGATAGTGTTACGAGACAAGCTCAAAGCAAAGAACGCAGCCCATGCGGTGGCGCTTGCATTCCGGGCGGGGGTGCTTGAAGTGGGGGCGCAATGATGGGCTCCCCGCACTGGTCAAAAGATTCCGAAGCGGCTTTGCTGAGCCTCTATCCAGAAACATCAAATGATGTTCTAGGCCGGATGTTTGGCAAGACGCCCAAGGCTATAGGGCTAAAGGCCAGGTCAATGGGCGCGAAGAAATCAGCCTCATTCATGGCCGAGGCGGTCCCGCGCTTCAAGCCAGGATCAACCCCTTTCAACAAGGGCAAGAAGGGCATGAACGGAGAAAGCCCTACGCGCTTCACCGCGGGCCGCAAGCCTCAAACATGGCAACCGGTTGGCACTCGCGTGATCGACAAAGACGGAAACTTGGTGGAAAAAATCAGCGATACCAGCGTGCGTCGTAATGACTGGCAGCCCGTTCATAAGTTGGCGTGGGTAGCTGCAAATGGCCCTGTGCCTACTGGTCACATTGTTGTGTTCAAGCCTGGCCGCAAGACTGCCGACCCAGCGCAGATAACCGCTGATTCAGTCGAGTGCATCACACGCGCTGAGAACATGAGGCGCAACACAGTTCACCGCCTGCCCAAAGAGATAGCCCAAACGCTACAACTTATCGGCGTACTCAATCGCCAAATCAGAAAGAGGACCAAATGAGCGACATCCACACATTGCGGGCGCACTTGTTCGCTGAAATCTCAGCACTCAGAGAGGGCAAGGTCGGGGCCACTGTTGAGCGTGCAAAAGCCGTGTCTGAGATTGCACAAACGATCATCAACACTGCGAAAGTCGAACTTGAGTTCATGCGCCAAACCGACAGAAACATAACCGAGTTCATACCGGTGGTTGGCGCCAAGCAGATCAAGACGGGGATGGTGGAGGCTGATCCTGTCGCCGGGATCGTTCGGCATGTGATGAACTGATGGAGGCCGCATGAACACCGCAACCCTATCCGATGGCCGTGAAGTGCCCAGCGACTCCGAAGATTGGCGGATTGAGTGCGAAGCCAAAGCGGCCTTGAGGCTTGATCTGAACTCGCGCCGTGCCTATCTTGAGGATATCGAGCGTAAGCGTGGTGTGCGGGCATCCGATGCACTCAAGGCGCGCATTGTCCGCATCTGGACAGATGGGCGGGCGGGATGATCGTACTCATGCGAGACGCCCAGCAGGGCTACCAAGTGCTGCAAACGATCTGGCGCGAAGCCAAGGCCCGATTGATGGCAGGGCAACCCATGTGCCTTGAACTAAAGGAGCGCACACGCAGCAATGAAGCAAGCGCCAAGTTTCACGCCATGTGCATGGACTTCGCCCGCTCTGGCGTGCAGTGGGCAGGCAAGCGCCGCACGCAAGACGAGTGGAAAGTGCTGCTCATCTCGGGCCATGCCGTCGCTACCAAGTTGGGCGCCGAAGTTGTCCCCGGCCTTGAAGGTGAGTTCTGCAACATCCGCGAATCATCGGCGCGCATGTCGGTTGGCCGAATGAATAGCCTGATTGAGTACAGCTATGCGATGGGTGTGCATTTGGGTGTTAGGTTCACTGCGCAGGAGGTGCCAGCGTGAAGCCCAAGCGCTGCAAGCAATGCAACGAACCATTCACCCCCCAGCGTATGGGGCAAAAGGTTTGCGGCCCTGTTTGCGCTATCCCATTCGCTCGCAACCAAAGCGCCAAAGCACAAGAGGTGCTAGCCAAAGCTGGACGCATCGCCGACAAAGCCAAGCGCGAAGCCCTCAAGACCCGATCAGATCGGATCAAGGATGCACAACGAGAGTTCAACAAATACATCAGGCTGCGAGATGCTGGCAGGCCCTGCATCTGCTGTGATCGACCTCTTGGAGAAGATCAGCCAGGCGGGGCCTATGACGCTGGCCACTATCGAAGTGTCGGGAGCGCCCCCCATCTACGCTTTGATGAACGGAACGTACACGCCCAGCGAAAGCAGTGCAATTTGTGGGGAGCTGGGCGAGCCGTTGATTATCGACTGGGGCTCATCAAGCGAATTGGCATCGACGCTGTGCAAGCGCTTGAGTCTGACCAAGCCCCACGACGCTACACCGTCGAAGACCTGAAACACATCGTTCA